TACTTGCAGCAGTACATGCCGCTTAGCGGCGGATGTTCTTCCGCAAGCGGCATGTTACCAGTCGGAGTATGAGCGCCTCAAGGCTCTGCAGGCGGCGCGGCGGGGTGGGTGGTGCCGGAAATAGGAGCCCTTCCTCCATAGCGAAAAAGGTCGCGGCGTGAGTAATTTGTGAGCACTGGCGATCACTGCTGAGCCTCCGCGGCGACGATCTCTGCCTCGATCGCGTCCAGCGTTGCTTTTGCGATTCGGTCCCACGCCGCCACCTTTGCTGCGTCACCCGCCCCACGCGCCCCCCTTGCATCTGCCGATGCCGCCCACGCAGCAGCCCACGCGACCGCCTCTGCCGTTGCGGCAGCCTCCGCAACCTCACGCACCGCCACCGCCGATGTCGATGCCACCCACGCCACCCACGTTTGCGCCTGCGCTTGCGCTTGCGCTTCCTCCCATTCCGCGGCTGTCGGCTCGTCACCGGCCAGCCTGCGCCGCAGCAGTCCGAGCATTCGCTCCACAACGCCACTCTGGTCATGCGGAAGTGCAACCTCCAGCGCAGCAATGCACACCCTGGTGTTGCATCGCTCCCAAGCAGGAGCGTCTAGTTTGTGCCATCGTGCGGCATCCTGCACATAGCACTCGACAAAGTGTGGCCAGTACGTGTCAGAAATGAAGTCGGCAAGGTCTGGCGTCAAATATGCCAGCCACCCGGGCATTACGTTGGCGGGGCATTGAGCCGGGTCTTGCGCATCCACAACCTCCGGCGATAGTGCAGCCAACAGGCATGCATGCTCAAGGGCATCGGGGCCGATCTCGGACCATCTATGACGCAGGATGCGCCCTCCGCGGTGCATAATTTCCAGCCGCTCAATGCGTTCTGGATAGGTGAGTGCGTTCAATCTTTGACCCCTAAAATATCTGCTGCTTTCCAGCGGCCATTGACCGGCATGGGCAGCTTGCCCGCGCGCACGCGGTTGCGCACGGTGCGCGTCGTGACGCCAAAATGCTCGGCCACTCGGCGCGCAGTCCACAGCTCGCCGGTCTTGGCGGTATGGCGCTCCAGCGCGAGCTGCGCGGCGCGCAAGGCGGCTTGCTCGACAAGGCTGTCGAGGGCGGCTTGGTCAATTTCGATGACAGTGCGAGAGTTCATTGCTTGCTCTGATGTCGCTTGACAAACTCGGTGCAGATCTCAAGTGTGGTGTTCTCAGCCATCGCCGATCTCCTTCTTCGCCTGCTCATACGCCACGTTGATTTCGGCCATGCGCTCGGCGCTGCCGCCGCGGTCGGGATGGAACTCGCTCGCCAGGCGGCGGTATTGCGCACGGATGACATCGCTGCCTGCCTCGCGAGAACATTGCAGCACGTCCCACCACTCGCGCTTTGACGAGGGTGCGGGGAGTGCGGCAAAGCCCGTGAAGGCCGCTTGCAGCATGTCGCCAGTGCCCCAGCGGGCGATACCGCGAATGGCTTCGATCGTCTTGGCAATGGCCTGCATGTTGTGCTCGACCTTTTGCCAACGGTCGCAGGCAAAGCACATCTGCTGCTTCTTGTAGAGGAAGTACACGGCCACCCCCACATCCTCCGGTGCGCGTTGGCCGGCCAGCGGCAAGCCATCGCGACGCAGCGCGATGTTGGTGCTGATGATGATCTGCGGATCTGGATACTTACCTGTTAGCCGATAGACCTCGTTCACGATGTTGTCTCTGGCGCGAACAAAGCTCACGTCAAAACGTGCGCGTTCGCGGTTCCATGCAGGCGTTCGCTTGCGTCCGATCGGCCATTGCAGCGGGTGGGCGGAGATAGTCATTCTTCGAACAGCGCGCCGTTGTCGCCACCTTCTGCGGATGTGGACGCCGATGGGCGGCAAGAGCGACAGGGGCTCCTAGCGTTGTGAGAAGAAAAGCGGGCGGCCGGTTGCCCGGCGCGATGCAAAGGTGGAGACAGGGAGGAGACAACAGATTGCACCGTTACGCCCGTGAAAATGCGTGTAGAGGTCATTGCCGCCCCCACTTGGCTTTGTAGGTTGCCGCCAGCTCCTCATACTCGGCTTCGGCCATGTCGGACGTGCGCGCCTCGTCCAGCACGAGGGCGGCAATCTCGCCGTCACTGGCCGATTCGATGCGCTGCTTCCAGTCTGGGCGTGGTGCGTCGGCTTTTGCGGCGCGCGAACGGATGGCCTCCTTCACCTTGTCGGCAGCGCTGGGCGCTCCAGAAGCACTACTCGCAGCAGGCTCTGCGGCCTCGAACCAGTCGGCGGCCGTACTCATGCCGTCGCGCAGACTGACGTAGATCTTGCGCAAGGCCACGACTTGAGCGGGCTGGATGGCGTCCAGGCGGCGCTGGATGCGCTTTTCGATCATCTCCTTGGTGACGCCGAACGGCTCGAATGAGGCGACGAGCTTTTGCGTCGCCTCGGGCGACGTGTCGGCCTTGGCTTTCATCGTCGCCTCACACTGCGTGACGGCGGCCTCGATCACGTCGCCGGGCACAACGCCCAGAATGCAGGCACGCAACCGGCGCGCCCCCATGTTCGCAACGGTCTCGTAAATGTCGCGCGCGTCCTCCAGTTTCACGCGGCCTCGCTTGGTGTCGCGCACATGCGGCACGGTGAACGTCATTTCACGGCGCGTGTTGGTTTCGACGTCCCAGGCGTAGGCCTGCACGATGGACTCTCCTGGGCGCTGCTCAAGCTCGCGCACACCGTACTGGACGTTGCCCCATTGGCGCGCGATGGTCTCGGCCAAGCGAATGCTCGGCCCGCTGATGTCGCTGCCGCCGCGGCTGTAATGGTACACGGCCGATTCGGCCAGGCTGGGGCGCGTGCACTCGTTGAGGATGCGATCAACAGCCGCCACGGGGTCGCGCGGGTTCATGCGCGCCACCACCATGGCCGCCTGCACTTCGGCGACGGCGCGCTGCTGGTCAGTGTTGGCCAGCGCATTCGAGCCGGGTGTTGCGGCGACGATGGCATTTGCAAATGGGTTGACTGCTCGATCTGCAAGATCATTCATGGGTGTCTCCACGGTCGATAAAGGGTTACTTGAGCAGGAAGCGGCGGCTGGGCTCGCCGAGCTTGACGAACTGCTCATATAGGTCGGGGTGCATGACACGGAACGCCGCGCTGTCGAAACGCTTCGCCGGCGCCGAGGCCTTCCATGTCGCCATCACGGTGCCTTGTGCGTCGACGAGCGTGTCCTTGTCGCCGAGCGCGCCCATGACGAGCGCCTTGTAGTGCTCTTCCTCGGCCTCGAGCTGCGCCATGCGCGTGCGCACGTCGTGCAGACGCATCACGGCGGCCTGCACTTCCTCGGTGGCCAGCACGCTGCCGGGGGTGCTGCTGCGGCCGTAGCGCGCCTGCATGTCGGCATAGCTGATCGGCGCGGGCGGTTCGCCCTTTTGCACGCAGTCCCAGAACTGCGCCTCGGCCTCGATGATCATTTGCTGCAGCTCGGTGTCGGCCGGCACCTCGTACAAGCGGAAGTCGCTGCCGCCGATCAGCACAGCCACGTCGGCGACCGCAAACTGCGCAACGGCCAGGTAGTGCTGCACTTGCAGCAGGTAGGGCTGCGGAATCTGGTCGGTGCCGGGTTCGCCCCAGCCATCGGCGGTGCGGGCCGTCTTGGCCTCGAAGATGCGTTGATCGCTGGTGAAGCCGTCGATGTTGGCGATCATGAAGTGATGCTTGGGGTGGCGCAGCATGTCGGGCAGCACGCGCACTTCGCGTCCGGTCTCGTCGGCGTAGGCTTGCCGCACGACGGGCTCCAGGTATCGGCCCCAGCGCATGGCAGGATTGTCGGGTTGCGGCTCCACCTCGCCGCGCTTTTCCTGGTACACGGCAAGCGGGGTTTTCCACTTGGACAGGCCAAGGATGGCGGCCACGTCGCTGCCGCCGATGCCGGTGCGGCGTTGGTCCAGCCATGCGTCGCGTGAAGTCATCATTCGTTCTCCTGATTGAAGTCGTGCGGCGGCAGGCCCAGCAGAGCGCGCGCCGCGTTGATGTGGTCCTCGATCTCGCGCATCTCGCTCATCCAGTACGCCAGCCGGCGCGGACCTATCGCGAGATCGTCTTGCAGCTCTTGTACGGCCACGCCGATGTACTGCCGAGCGAACTGCAAACGGCAAAGATGCGCCCGCACGCGCAAGTGGAACCAGACGCGGGAAAGCGCGCCGATCATGCCGACGCCTTCGGCAGTAACCACGGCACGTGCGGCCAGTCGCCAAACGGGTCGCTGTCGCGCTCTTTGAGCGCGCGCACGCGCCGTTCTTCTTGGACGATGATCGCCTGCTCATGCGCGCGGCGCGCGGCGCTGCGCAACTCCTTGACGGACTGGGTCAGTTGACCGCACCGCTCGGCATCCTTGCGTTCGATTTGCAGGGCGCGCAACACGACGCGCTGTGCAGCACGGTACAGCGCTCGCTCATCGAGCGAGCCGCAATCGAACACGGTTTGCAGCGCCTCGGCCACCGTGTCGTCGTCATCGTCGGGGTTGACGATCAGGCCGTCGCCGTTTTGCTCGAGATTGAGCGCCCACAGCTCGAAATCGGTATTGAGTCCGTTGCGTGGCATGTCAGCTCCCGACGATGTGCAGCACAAGTAGCGCGAGCATCAGCGCCGTGGAAAACAGCAGCACGAGGTTGCAGGCGCGGTAGAGCTCGATCTCGCGGCGCAGGGTCTCGATTTCGCGGTCCTGGTCGCGCAGCTCGCTTTTGAGGAAATGAGTGGTGTCCCACCACGCGGCGGCCTTGTCGATGGCGCCTTGGGGGGTTGCTCGCAGCGCGAGCACGTCGTCTTGTCTCACTTCACGTCTCCTTCCGTTTGACAGAAGAAGTATAGGCGAGACTAAAGTATTGTCAAGCGAAAACTAAACACATTTCCGCGCTAAGGCGTAATTTGTTCAATGAGAATCAGCCCGCGCCGACAGCGCGACACAGCATTGCAGACGGCCTGCGGCGACAGGCCGAGCGCTCGGGCCACTTCTGCCGGGCGCCGCCCCTCGACCAGCACGCGCCGCGCCGCCTCGGTGGCGGGGCCTTGGCGCAGCCGCAGCAGCTGCGCCAGCGCGCTGAACTGCGCCTCGGTCAGGGATTCTCTCGGTGCCATTGCTGCGCCTCCCTGAGCAGCCGCTTGAGTCGCGCGAGCCGGTCATGCACCGGCACGCCGCGCGCGGCCTCGAATACCTCGAACTGATCGAGCGTGTCGGGCGCGGCCTGAATGTCGGTGTAGCCGTCGCCGCGCGCGACCGTGAATTCCAGGCCGCTCACGTGGCGCAGCCTGCCGTTGGGCAGGCGACGCCAGTTGAGCTGCCAACGGTAGTGCTTCGAGGTCATGCCATGACATCGCGGCTGACCGCGATGCCGCCCAATGTGTCGAGGTGCGGCGAGTTCTGGTGCCGCTCAATCAGACGCGCGCGCGCGTCGCGCAGCGAATCGCGCAGCGGCAGCCGCTCGACATCCCGGATAGCGCCTGCGGGCCCGCGGCGCGGATGCGCCTTGTTGTTGACGCCGAGCAGAACGGGCGCCCCCCATCCGGGGTCGCCGTACCGCAGGTATTCGGTGGCGCAGGGATCGTCTCGGATGAGATCGCGGCACGCGCCGCTGGTAGCGGCTTCGTGCTCTTGCACGAGCTGCACGAGGTCACGGGTGAGGGAATGTGTGCACATCGCGTGTCTCACTTGATGAGGTTGAGGACTTCGCCGAACTTGACCGGTGCGACGCCGCCGTTCAACTCGGACAACGCAGATTCGACGCGATTCATCAGTTCATCGAGCTGCGAGGGGTAGAGGCCGAAGCACTTGACCGTCCAGCAGTCATCGGCGCCTTCGCCGTTCAGGGAGGTGATGTACGGTCGGCCGTCAACGCACAGGCCGTTGATGTAGACGCGGATCTCGTTCGTGCCGGGCTTGATCCACTTTGCGAATTTCATGCTGTTTCTCCTCAGAGAACCGAGGACCGCTCGGCGTCGGTGGCCCGCGAATCGCTGACCATGAGACAATTATACACGCTCAAGCGTGAATGTCAAGAGCCTTAGCGTTTTTGTCGGGATCCAAAGCTTTACCGCTTTTTACTATCCTGTAAAAAAAGCTTGATGGAGGAGGTATGTCGAGCCGCCGAATAAGGATACTGGAGTGGGCATTGCTGCAGGCAGGGATTCATCGTCACGAAGCCCAGGTCGTGCTGGAAATCGCACGACAGCGGCTGGAGCAGCAGCAGCGTGCGGCAAATGTGCTGAGGCGGTGCGGCATCCCGTGGCCGCAGACACGGCCTGATGTCAGACCTTTTTCCGAATCTCAGGCGAACGGCTGGTGATGGCCGCACGCAGCGCGTTCGCGCTGTCAATGCTTGCGCGCGCGATGTCGAGGATGACCTGCTTGTGCTGGTCGGGCACATAACAGCGATCGAGCGCCTCGGCCAGCATCTCGAGCGGCGGCATCTCGTCGGTGGACTTAGCCGCCGGTAAGCCGTCGAGCCACAGGAACGGCAGCCCGAGCGTTTGCTCAAAGCTGCGCGCGAGCTTTTCCCCGAACGGGTAGGGCTCTTTGAGCGCCTGAGAGAGCATGGACTTCGTCACGCCGAGCGCCGCCGTCAGCGCGGCCTTCTTGCCGTAGTACGGCCTGCCGGCGAGCACGGCCTGCAGTCGCTGCCGGCGAATGGCGTACATGCGCTTGATCGGATCGTCGGATTCCATGGCCTTACCCGACGATAGCAAGACGGCGTGTAATGGCGACTTGACCATTTTTTTAGTGCGCACTACACTTGTCCGACATGAAGCTGTCCGAGTGGTTCGCGCAAAAAGAAGGGCGCATGTCGGCCATGGCCGACTACTTCGGCATCACGGTGTCCGCCGTCTGCCAGTGGCAAGTCAACGGCGTGCCGGCGTCCAAGATGCGCGAGGTCCGCGAGCTGACGCAGCATGAGGTCACGTTCGAGGACATGGTGCCCCCGGTGCGCAAGAGGGAGGCAGCGTAATGGCCGACCCCTTTGTCGAGCTGCGCGGCGAGGTGCTGCGCGAGCACATCGATGTGCTGGACGCCGTGGCGCAGGCCACCCCTGGAGCGAGCCGCATGAGCCTGCTGCGCGAAATTCTCGGTGCGTGGGTCGAGCAGAAAAAGCATGAGGCAAGTTTGATCCAGCGCGTGACCGGCCACAACGGAATCGAGCCGGAGTCGGCACGGAGCCGTACCGGAGGCAAGGCGCGATGAGCAATTCAGCCGAGGCCGTGGAGCCCGCGCGCGAAGCATACTCACAGGGGCAGCTCGCGCACCAGTGCCTGATTCCTTTCGCGTGCAACCCATACTCCTCGAGTACGCAAGAGCATGTGCAATGGGCGCTCGGCTGGGAGTCGGTGAGCAAGTTCGCCGATGACGAGGGGGCGGAATGAATCATTACCCGCGTCATATCGGGGACTACGCCGCGGCAACTCGTCACCTCTCGCTCCTGGAGCACGGCGTGTACTGCATGCTCCTCGACGTCTATTACCAGCGGGAACAGTGCTTGCCGCCCGATTTGCGCGACGTGCAGCGCTTGGCCGGGGCCCGCAGCAAGGAAGAGCGCGAAGCCGTCGATTCAGTGCTGCGAGAGTTTTTCATACTACGCGACGACGGTTGGCATAACCAGCGCTGCGACGAAGAAATCGAGATGTATCAGATGGGCGATTCCGAGCGGCAGGCCAAAGCGCAGAACGAGAAGGAGCGCATGCGCCGGCACCGCGAGGAGCGGGCGGCGCTGTTCGAGCAGCTGCGGTCGGTTGGCCAGATACCTGCCTGGGACACCCCGGTCACGCAATTGCGCGCGCTGGTGGAACGGTACTGCAACGCACCTGCAACGCGAACAGGTGGCGACCTGCAACGCGAACAGGACCGTTCAGAAAACGCACCTGAAACGGCGATTCTTAACCATAAGCCAATAACCAAAGAAGAAGAGAAGAAAGCAAGCCTACGGCTTGCTAGTGCTTTTCCGCCGGAAAAGCCCCCGCAGCAGCCTGCCGAAAGCATCCAGCCCAAGGCCTACGTGCCGCCTCCGTGCCCGCATCAGCGCGTGCTGGCGCTATGGGCCGAGGTGCTGCCCGAGTTGCCGCGGCATGACCCGCAGATGTGGGCGGGCACCCGACAAGCGCATCTGCGCGCTCGATGGCGGGAAACCGCCGTGGCGAAGCAGTGGCCGAACGAGGAGGCAGGGCTCGCGTACTTCCGCAAGCTGTTCGCGTGGCTGCGCAAGAGCCGCTTCCTGATGGGCCAGGCGCCGCCGCGATACCCGAACCGCAAAACGTTCGAGGCCGAGCTGGAGTGGCTGATCCGGCCGACGAACTGGGCCAAGGTGCACGAGGGCAAGTACCACGAGGAGGCAGCATGAGGCGCGCGCATTTCACCGACACCGAGCAAGCCGATGAATCGGCCGATGTGCAACCGGCCTCACAGCGGTATGCCTGCGCGGCGCACGGCTGTCCATGCGCAGGCGCGATCCTCAGCGGCAACCTCTGGCTGTGCAGCGCTCACTTCGGCAAAGACCCGGAGCATTGGCCGGAGATCACCGCGTGCCTGGCCAACCGCCGCGCCTTGCTTCGGGCCATGGACGTCGCGGGCAGATTTCCCGCGGGAACGAAGTCCCCGAAGAGCGCAGCACGCGCGTTGCTGCAGGTCGCACAGCAGGCGGGAATGTCGCTCAGCCAAGCGGATTTGCAGCGCGCGAGGCAGGCCTACAACCCGGTCACGCTGATTGCGCATCGCCTGCACCTGGCCATCCGCGCGCATGCGGTCAAGGGGTTGGCTCAGCTGCGTCAGCCACGCGGCAACATGGAGCAGGAGGCATTGCGCGCCCTCGAGTCGGCGCTGGTGCGCGCGCGCGTTTCGCTCGATCAGCAGCAGCAGCAGGAGGCGGCGTGAACGTCATCGGCGTGGACATCGGGCTGACGGGTGCGCTGTGCGTGCTGCGCGGCGATGGCCGTGCGGCAGTGGTGCTCGATTTGCCGACTGTCGCCGTCGACGGCAAGGGGCTCGTGCGACGCCGCCTGGATGCGCGCGCGCTCATGGCGATGCTGCGCGAGGCGGTGCCGATCGGCGAGCAGGCGCTGGCCGTAATCGAGGACGTGCACACGATGCCGGGCAGGCTCAACTCGCCGCAGTCGCAGGGATCGCTGCTGCACTCGCGCGGCGTGGTCGAGACGGTGCTCGAGCTCGCACGATGGCCGGTGCACGGGGTCTCGCCGCAGCGCTGGAAGCGCTTCTACGGGCTGCTCGGCAAGGGCAAGGACGCGAGCCTGCACACCGCGCGCACGCTGTACCCGAGCCTGCATCCGCAGCTCAGGCGGGCGATGGATCACAACCGCGCCGATGCGGTGCTGCTCGCGCACTACGGCAGCAGGGAGTTCGCGTGAACGAGGGTACCGCCACTGTGTCGGCGTGGTCCGTGCCGAAGGGCTACCGCGTGCACTGGCGGCTCGTCATCAACGACCTGCAGCGCGCAGGCGTGGGCCTGGACAGGCAGGCCAAGCACGCCGGCGTCGCAGTGGGCACGGTGTGGGGCTGGATGGGCGGCGCGCACCCTCGGCATGCCGACGGCGAGCGGCTGCTCGACCTGTGGATGCTGCACCTGCGCAAGGAGCGCACGGACGTTCCGATCGTGGCCGAGTCGAGCTACCTGCTGTAAGCCGCCGCGAATCTTTCAGGAAACCGAAGCATCGGGCGGCAACAATCGGCGCATCCGCTGACCCAGAGCACGCCTCAAGGAGCCCCGTCATGCCCCGTCCACGCAAAAGCACCGCCCCTCAGACGCAAGTACCCGGCGACACGGCTGCCGCCTTCGACGAGCAGGCCGACGACGCAGAGACGGACGTGCAGGCAGCCGCGCAGCAGATCGCGCAGCCGCAGAGCGTCAGCGCCGGCATGCCGGCCTTCCGCAGCATGCACAGCACGCAGGCAGCGCAGTGGTTCGCCGACAACCCGAGCGCGCGCCGTTTGCCGGTGGAGTGCAGCGACGGGTGGTACGTGCCCGAGGATGCGTTCGCGCGCGCGCAGAACGTGACGAAGTGAGCGCAGAGGCATGTGCTCGCTGGCTCCTGTCCTCGGCGCGGTGATAGGTCTCGGCATCGCCGATCGTCAGCGCAGCGCGGCGAACAAGGCCGCCGATGCCGCGAAAGCGCAGGCCGAAGCGCAGGCCGCTCAGGCGCAGGACGATGCCGAGCGGCAGCGCCAGCAGGCCGAAGCGCAGGCCGCGCAAGCGGCCAACGCACAGATCGCGCAGACTCAGCAGCGCCGTCGCGCACAGCGCAACCTGCTGGCCCTCGGCGGCACGCAAGACGCGCTGGGCAACCCGATGGGCATGGCCGGCCCGGCCAACAGCTACGCGGGCGGCGCGACAGGCCCGCGAACGTTGCTGGCTGGTGGCGTATCCGCAGTAGGCGGCGGCGCGGCTCGCGCACCTGCAGGTGGCGCTTCCCGTGGCGCATCAGCAGCGTACTGACCCCGCACCCGCGCGAGGCGATTAGCAATGAGCGCCGATGCAGCGAAAATCGCACAGCGCGGCGAGGAGCTGATCGCTGCACGCAGTGTGCACGAGACGACGTGGCGCGAGTGCGCGGACTACTCGTTTCCCCTGCGCGGCGATGGCTTGGGCGGCGACTTGATCCTGGACGCCTCGACGGGACAGACGAAGCGCGCCGAATTGCTCGACGGCACCGCGACCGATGCGTGCCGCGTGCTCGCCAGCGCGCTGCAGAACGGACTGACGCCGAGCAATGCGCTGTGGGCCATGCCGCATGTGCCGGGGGCGGATGACGAAGGCAAGGCGTACCTCGACAACGCCGCGCGCATCCTGCACGAGGAGATTCATACCGCCAACTTCGATGCTGCGGGGTTCGAGTGCATGCTCGACATGACGTGGGCCGGCTGGTTCGGCCTGTACGTCGACGAAGGACGCGATGGCTTCCATTTCGAGCAGTGGCCGCTGGCCGAGCTGTACTGCGCCAGCAGCGTGCAGGGCGGCGGCATTGACATCGTGTATCGCAAGTACTCGATGACGGCGCTGCAGGCGATGCAGCAGTACGGCAACAAGCTGTCTGCGCAGGCGCAGCAGCTCGCCGCAAGCAAGCCGAACGACATGCTGTGGTTCTGGCGCGCGATCTATCCGCGCACGGTGTACGACCCGCAGGCGCGCATCGCGCGCAACATGCGCTACGCCTCATGCACCGTGGAGATCGCGACGAAGCATCTGGTGATCGAAAGCGGCTATCAGGAGTTGCCGATCATCGTGCCGCGCTGGTCGATGCTGCCGCGCAGCGTGTATGCCGTAGGGCCGATGTTCGACGCGCTGCCCGACACGAAAGAGCTCAACGAGCTCAAGCTGATGGAGAAGCAGGCTGCGGCGCTGAATATTTTGCCGCCGTTCAAGGCGCGCGACGACGGCGTGCTCAATGTAGGCTCGGTCAAGCGCCTCAGGTCGGGCAAGCTGTACGCCGTCGAGGACATCGACAACATCCAGCCCATCGTCACGAACTCGAACTTTCAGCTTGCGCTGACGAGCGAGGAGCGCTTGCAGGCCGCGATTCGCCGCACGCTGATGGCCGATCAGCTGCAATGGAAGGACGGATCGCCGCAGATGACGGCCACGGAAGTGCACGCGCGCATCGCGCTGATCCGGCAGATGCTCGGGCCGATCTACGGCAGGCTGCAGGCCGAGTACCTGACGCCGCTGTTCGAGCGCTGCTACGCGATTGCCGCGCGCGCCGGCATCCTGGGTGTACCGCCTGAGTCGATCGCCAATCAGCCCTACACGGTGAAATACCAGTCGCCCTTGGCACGCGCCCAAAAGCTCGAAGACGTCACGGCGATTCAGCAGTTCGTGTCCACCGTCGCGCCGATTGTGCAACTCAAGCCCGCGGCGCTCGATTTGATCGATGAGGATGATCAGGTGCGCAAGCTGGCCGATGCACTGGGCGTCAAGGTCCGCTCGGCGCAGGAGGCCGCGCAGTACCGGCAGCAGGTGCAGCAGCAGCAGCAAGCCCAGCAGCAGCAGGCACAGTTGCAAAACACGCAGCAGGCGGCGCTGCAATCCGTGCTTGACCGGTCGGTGAAGCAGGCATGAGCCGCAGGGCAGTCTCTGCACAGACGTATGCCGCGATCTTCGAGGACGATCCGCGCGGCGCGGCCATCTTGGACGATTTGGCTAATCGCTTCGCGCGGCAGCCGGTCGTCGACAAGGGCGGCATCGATGCGGTGCTGCAGACCTATCGGCGCAGCGGCAACCGGGAAGTGGTCAATTTCATTCTGCTGCGCATCGGGCAGGCGCGCAGCGGCGATTCGAACAGTTCCAACGAGGAGTAGGGCATGGCAACGCAGAAATACTCGCGCGTCAACCAAATCGGCACGTTTACGGGCGATGAGTTCACGGTGTTTTCCAACTCCGGCGTGCTCGCCTCGCTGGATGTGACGACCGCTGGCGGCACGGAAAACGTGACGATGAAGCTGCAGATGAAGGTGGCCAACGACAAGTGGGTGGACGTGCCCGGCGCGGTGACGGCCGCACGCACGACGGCAGGCACCGATACGCTGTGCGTCGTGCCCGGCATTGCGCAGGTGGCGAATCAGGCCGTCAACTACGCACCGCCGTCGAAGGTGCGCCTGGTCATCACGCACTCGGCTGCGGTGCAGGCGTGGACGTATGCCGTGCAGATGGAATCGATCTCGATCAACTGACCAAGGAGCAAACGATGGAGGCCCGTCATGTATTCATGGCTGCGGAGGCAGGCGGCGAGGGTGGCGGTACGGGCGGTGCTGCGGCTGCGCCAGCGGCGGCACCCGCACCCGCACCCGCGTCAGCATCTACCCCGGCACCTGCACCTGCACCTGCGGCGGCTGGCGGCAATGCTAGCGGCGGAACAACCTCTTTGCTGTCGCAGGGAGCGGCGCAGGCACAAGGGCTGAGCTGGCTGCCCGAGCAGTTCCACGTCAAGGGCGATGACGGCACGGTGTCCGTCGAGGCCTCGGCGCGCAAGTTGGCCGAGTCTTACACGCAGCTGCAGCAGGTCACGCGTTCGACCGGCCTGCCGCCCAAGGACGTGTCGGAGTACAAGATCGAAGTGCCGGAGTCGTTCCGGTCATCGTTCGATCCGAGCAAGGACGGAAAGCTCGGGGACTTCCTCAAGCGTGCCCACGGCGCGGGCATGACGCAGAAGCACATCGATATGGTAATGGGCGAGTTCTTCCGCGTGCTGGGCGAGGTGCCGCAGTCGCCCGTGGTCATGAGCGCGGATGTGGCCGAGCAGGAACTGAGCAAGGTGTGGGCCACGCCCGAGGCGATGAAGACGAACATTGGCTACGCCAATCATGCGACGCAGCTGGCCGTGGCCGAGGCGTTCCGCGGCGACACCGAGGCCATGAATCGCCTGTCTGCCAAGTTCGGCAACGACCCCGACTTCATGCGCTTCGCCGCGTATTGGGGATACCAGGCGCGCGAGGACAAGTCGCCCGCCGCGTCCACCAGCCCAGCCAACGCGCAGTTCGCCGGCAAGACGCTCGAGCAGCTGCAGCACGAGAAAGTCACCATGGAGCGCGACGGCAAAACCAAGACGCCCGAGTACCAGCAGCTCGCGCAGATGGTGGCCACGGCCTTTGCTCGCAAGTTTGGCGAGACGCCTGTTTTCTGATCCCGCAAGTTTTCAGGAAACCGAGTCCGGATTGTTTGCATCATCGCTGGCAGTTCGGTAACGGACTCAGGCCCGCGGTGGCGTGCGGCACAACCTGACTGCCCGATTCCCAAGCGCTGTAGCCGGCGCAATGGCGCGTGAGCGGGCCCGCGATGAGCGGCATAACCCGGAAGGCGAGCACTCGTTCAACTTTCGGAGCACATCGTGTCCAATACCATTACCAATGCTTTCGTTCAGCAGTGGGATTCCGAAATCCGGCTGCAGGCGCAGCAGCGGTTGTCACGGCTGGAAAAGGCTTGCCTGGATCGCGGTTCGATCACGGGCGAGTCGTTCACCGCCAACCGCCTCGCGCCGTTGTCCAGCACGCCGCAGAAGGTCGTGCGCCACGGCGATACTGTGTGGGATGAGGTCACTCACAGCACGCGCGTCGCCTTGATGCAGGACTTCTACCAGGCGCTTCCCGTCGATCGCAACGACGAGCCGAAGGTGCTTGCCAACCCGGCCGCAGGCCCGTATCAGTCGTCGCTGCTGTCTGCGTGGAACCGCCGCAAGGACGGCCTGATCTACAACGCGGCGATCGGCAACGCCACCGACAAGGCCGGCAACACCATCACACTGCCTAGCGGCCAGAAGATCGCTGCGGGCGGCACGGGCTTCACTAAAGCCAAGATCATCCAGGCGCGCGCGCTGTTTCGCAAGAACGAAACGGACGAGAACAACGAGGAAGAGCTATACGCGATTTACAACTTCCGCGCGATGCAGGACATCTTGTCTGATCTGCAGCTCACCAACGCCGACTACATGGCGGTCAAGATGCTCCAAGAGGGCGACACGACCGGCAAATGGATGGGCGTGACGTGGATCCCCTACGAAGTGCCGAACAACGCCGGCACCTACTCGCTCATCATGTGGGCAAAGTCGGGCATCCAGATCGGCACGGGCTTCGTCGAGGGCAAGAGCCAGCGCCGCGGCGACAAGCAAGACACGATGCAGGTCAGTATGGCGGCTTCGTTCGGCGTGGTGCGCGTCGAGGAAGAAAAAGTCGTGCAGATCGACTACGTGTAATAGGAGACTGACATGTCTGAAATCCTCTCACGCAATACCACGGAAATCGCGGCTGGCCGCAAGCTGGGCTTCGACTGCCAAGGCAAGCAGCAGGTCGCGATCTGCGACATGCCGGCCACTTGGTCAGCGCTCAACGGCGATACGTACGGCTTCGGCATCGTCCTGCGCGCGGGCACGCGCCTGGAGGGCTTGCCAGTGATCTCCAACAGCGCAGGCGCTGCCTCGAGCACGCTGTCGGTCGGCCTGCGCGACCCGGTCACCAAGGCGGCCGTAGACGCCACGGCGCTGGTCAATGCGGCCTCCATCACCAGCGCGCAGACGGCCTCGTTTGGCACCGGCACGAAGATCAACAACGGGCAGCGGTATGTGTTGCCGCAGGACTGCGAGCTGTACTGCACGTTCGGCGGTGCGAATCCGCAGGCCAACCAGGCTATCCGGGTCGAAGTGCCGTACATCACGCCCTGATTGTTCGCAGTTGCTTCTTGGGTTGGCCCGCGCCGGCAGACGGCCGGGCCATTTTTTTGAGTGAAGGTATGTTATGGCCACGGAAGTCTCGATTTGCTCGAATGCGCTACTGATGCTCGGTGACAAGGCCATTTCTAGCTTCACCGAAAACTCGGCGCGGGCATCGTTGGCGGCCAATCTGTGGCCCGACGTGCGTGACGACATCCTGCGCGCCAAGCCGTGGACGTGTGCCCGCAAACGTGCGCTGTTGGCCCGCGATCTGACGGCCCCGGCGTTCGGTTTTCAGTACCGGTTTCTCAAGCCCAGCGACTGGCTGCGCACCATTCAGGTCGGCGAGGACTATGACGACGTGGCGTTTGCCGACGAGGACGGATACATCCTGGCAGATGTTGACCCGCTGCCGATCAAATACACGTATCAGCTAACCAACCCCGCCAAGTACGACGCGATGCTGGTGCGCGTCATGACGCTGGCGATGGCCGCGCAGATGGCTTACGCCATCACGAAATCCGCGGCAGCAGAAGCGAACCGGTTCAATCAATTAGCCGATGCGTTGCGCCGCGCGGCCGCGGTGAGCGGCCAGGACGACGGGCCGGAGGACGTCGGCGCATTCGACCTGCTGCGAGCGCGATTCAGCGCCCGTTCCTGAGTGCGCCATGCCCAAAGTACAGACGATCCAAACGAACTTCACTGCCGGCGAGCTGTCGCCGCGCTTGCGTGGGCGTGTGGACTTGCAGCGCTACATGAATGGCGCGTTCACACTGCTGAACTGCTACCCGGTGGTGCAGGGCGGGGCGGTGTCGCGTCCTGGCACGCTGTTTACCGGTGTGGCAAAGAATGCCAACAAGAAGGCGCGGCTGGTGCCTTTCGTCAAGAACCGCAGCGCCAACTATGTTGTCGAGCTCGGGGATTTGTACGCGCGGGTCTACAAGGACGGCACGTTCACCGGAGCGGAAGTGGCCAGCCCGTACACCGAAGCGCAGGTGTTCGACGTGGACTATGCGCAGGATGCTGACACGATGTTTCTGGCGCATCAGTCCGTGCCGATCCAGCGGCTGCGCCGGTTCAGCGACAGCAACTGGAACGTCGCGCAGGCCCCGTTCACCACACTACCGTTCGATGAAATCGGCACCGTACCTGCCGCGACGCTCACGCTGAGCACCACGGCAGTGGGCGCCGGGCGCACGGCAAACGCTTCGGCGGGAGTGTTTTTGGCAGCAGACGTGGGCCGCGCGATTCTCTACAACGCGGGCATTTTCGTCATCACGGCCGTGAACTCGGCCACGCAAGTCACCGGCGACATCACGATCGCCTTTGAGAGCACCAGCATACCGGTGGGCTGGAAGCTGGACGCCTCGCCTTTTACCAGCCTGACGCCGGGCGCGGCTTCGCCGGTGGGCACCTCGACATCGCTCACGCTCGGCTTGGCCGGATGGCGTAGCGAGGACGCCGGCAAATTCGTGCGCATCAATGGCGGCTTGATCAAGATCACGTCGGTGGGCAGCGCTACCGTGGCCACCGGGACGATCATCACCGCGCTTTCCGGCACCACGGCGGCACCTGCCTTGTCGTGGCAGTTGCTGGCGTCCGTGTGGAATGCGACAGATGGTTACCCGCGCACCGTCAGCCTGCATCAGCAGCGGCTCGTGGCGGCCGGCTCGCCCGGCTACCCGCAGACGATCTGGGGATCGCGCATCGGAGAATACTTGGATTTCCAGATCGGCACGAATGATAGCGAGGCGTATTCGTTCACGCTGAGCTCGGACGAGAACAATCAGATCGCGTTCTTGAGCACCAGCCGCGACCTGATGGCGATGACCTACGGCGCGGAGTATTCGCTGCGCGGCGGCGTGGAAAAACCCATTACGCCCACCAACGTGACGATCAAGGCCGAGAGCAACCACGGCTGTGCGGGCGTGCGGCCGGTGCAGGTCAAGAAAGATTGTGTGTTCGTGCAGCGTGCGGGCAAAAAGTTGCGCGCGCTGGGGTACCGCTACGACTTCGACGGCTATACCGCACCGGACCTGATCGCGCTGGCCGATCACTTCACATCGAGGCTGCCTGACGGCACGCAGTTGTCGATCGTCGATATGGCGTTCCAGCAGGAGCCCGACGCGCTACTGTGGGCGGTGCGCAGCGATGGGAAGCTGCTGTCATGCACACTCGACCGCGACCCCGAAATTGCGGTGACCGGCTGGGCGCTGCATGAGATTGCCGGCGGTTTCGTCGAATCGGTCTGCACCGTGCCCAATGCCACTGCCGAAGCGGTGTATCTGCTGGTGCAGCGCACCGTCAACGGGCAAAACGTGCGCTACATCGAGCGCCTGGAGATGACGACGACGAGCACGCGCGCCAGTGAAGTCAACCTCGCGCAACTGGACTGTGCGGTGATGCTTTACAACGCGGGCGGCGCAACTGTGTGGCAACACCCGCAATTGGTCAACACGCAAGTGCAGGTGCTGGCCGATGGCGCCTACATGGGCACATTCACAACTGACAACGCAGGCAACGTCACACTGCCGCGAACGGCCTACAGCGTGCAGATTGGCTTGGGTTTCGTGGCCAAAGTCGTGCCGGTGACGCCGGAAGTGGGCACGCAAAGCGGAACGTCGTTCGGGCAGTCCATGTCCACCAGCCGCATCGTCGCCAGTTTCCTGAACACCGGGCCGTGCACCATCAACGGGCAGCCGCTCACGTTCCAGTCGTTCGGAGCAAACCTGCTGGACAAGCCGCCGCCGATTTTCACCGGCGTTGTTGAAATTAGCGACAGTGGCTGGGCGGACGGCGAAAGCACGCTGACGTTCACACGCGACTTGCCGTTTCCATTCCATTTGCGCGCGGTAGTGCGCGATTTCACGGTGAACGCATGACACAGCTGCGACTAGCGCCCATTTCTGAGGCGGCCATCGTTGAAGTGCTGGCCAACCTCAGCGCGGACGACGCGCAGGAACTGCATGCCGCGGGCATTGCCGACGCGCATGCCGAGTTCGTGCGCGCGGCATGTCTGGCGACTTACGCTGGCGCCTGCTACGCCGAGCAGCAGTGCATTGCCGTGTTCGGCGTGACGCCGCACCCTAACGATCCGGCCGTAGGCATCTGCTGGATGATCGGCACCGAGGGTGTCAAGCAGCACCCGCGACAATGGATGCGCTTGTCGCACAGCGTGGTGCGCATCATGCAGCGCCATGCGGTGGTGTTGCTGAACCTGGTGTACTGCGGCCACGCGCGCGCGATCCGCTGGCTCGAGTGTCTAGGCTTTACGCTGCACCGCGATCAACCCTGCGGGCCGGGCGGGGCGTTCATTCCGTTTGTGATGCAGGGGGCTGCCGATGTGTGATCCGACAACCATCCTGATCGGCAGCACGGCCATGCAAGCCGTGGGGCAGATTCAGCAAGGCAACGCAGCCAACTCCCAGGCGCAATACGAGGCGGGGCAACTGGCCATGAGCGCCGGGCAGGAAATGGACGCGGCCAAGCAAAAGGCCAAGATCATCCGGCGCCAAACCGAAGCGCAGCGCAGTGCGGCGGTGGCGGCGCAGGCGGCCAGCGGCGTGAAGATCGGCGAGGGTTCGGCGCTGGAGGCTGAGCGCGCCATCGTGACGGCTGGCGAGGAGGACGCGTTCATGACGCTGCTGACAGGCCAGCGCCGCTACGATCAACTAGCGCAGCAAGCCGCAATGACGCGCCGTGCGGGGGTCAATGCGCAGTACGGCGGTTATATGAACGCGGCGGGCACGGTGTTGAATGCCTACGGTGAGTACACCCGTTGGGGCGCAAAGCGCGAGCAGATCGCGCAGAGCGGCCCGCCGCAAGGCGGCACCAGGAGGGGCTTGTAATGGCCAAGGTCATCGTCCCGCCAGGCGGCGACACGATCGCCGCGCCTACGTCGCCCATGAATGCGCCTGCTGGCGCGTTCGAGCGCGGCAACGGATTGGTGCAGCTGGGGCGGGTAGGCGCGCAATATGCCACCGAAGTGATGGACGATCAATTGCGCCGCGAGGAGCAGCAGGCGCATGTGGCACGCAAAATTGCAGCGGTCAACGCCAAGGTGGGAATTGACAACACCATCAATGACCTGACAGACAAGTACCGCAACGGACTGCGCGACAACACGATCAGCCCGGACGTGGCGCAGGCCGATTTCACGAAAGAAGCGCAAGCGGCGGTAGCCGAGGCGACGAAAAACCTGCACTCGGAAGATGCGGCATTGATTCGCGCCGAAGCGCAGGGGCGCGTGGGCTTGGGCGCCAATCACGTCGGCGATGCGGTTGTGGCGTACAACCAGCGCACGGTGCTGACCGGGCTGCTGACGGCAGAAGAGCAGTACCAGCGCTTGGCGCAGACCGACATCGGCAAAGCAGAGAAAGAGTACCTGCAGACGCTCAACATTCTGGGCCCGCAGGCGGGCTTGCAGCCGAATCAAATTGCCGAGCGTGCGCAGAAGTTCCGCGAAAACATCTGGTACACCAAGGGTTACGCATTGGTGTCGGCGGCGCGCGATGATCGCAAGGCGCTGCGCGATGCCGAGCGGCAGTTGCTGTCGCCGCAGTTTGACGCCATTGACCCGCAGCGCAAGGCGGTACTGCTGGATCGCGTGAATGCCTATGGGTTTCGGCTCGATCAGCAAGCCGAGCTCGCGGCGCAGCGCGCGCAGCGCGAATGGGAGCGCCGGCTCAAGCAAGCCGAGGCCGTGACCAATACTTTCCAGGCGATGGCCGACAAGGGTACGGTGCTGGATCCCAATTACATCGATCAAGCCATGCAGGCAACGCAGGGCACACCGTACCAAGCGGCGATCGTCGCAATGGCCAAGCAAGCACGTGAAGTGGGCGGCTTGGCAGCGCAACCGATTGTGATACAGCAGCGGGCGCTAGACGAAATCAACGCACTGATTGCGCAGCGCGGGCGCAGCCCCGATCTGGATCGGCGCAAAGATCAGATAGAGCGCGCGCTGCGCGGCAGCGTGACCGATGCCAAGATTGACCCGCTGCGTGCCGGCTTGGAACGCGGCGTGATTACTGACTTGAAGCCGCTGGACTTGTCTGGCGGCATCGGCGGCATCGTGACGCAACTGCGCGACCGCGTCCCGCTGGCACAGCGCGTGAGCGTATGGGCTGGCAAGCCCGTGTCGCCGCTGACCGAGGACGAAGCGGCAACACTCAAGACGCAGATGGATGCGCTGCCGGCCAAGGAGCGATCAGCCGTGGTGTCCTCTATCGCTGCGGTCGTCGGGCCAGACTCGGCGCAGGGCATGGCCGCGCAGCTCAATGGCAAGGACAAGGCACTGGCGCTTGCGTTTGCCTATGCTGGGCAGAAAACGACGGCCGGGCGCTTTACGTCCGAGTTGCTGCTCAAGGGGCAGCAGGCGCAAAAGGACGGCACGAGCACGCGAAACGAAAAGCAGCCCGAGCTGAAGGTGCAGCAGTGGTCAGCGCACATTGCCGACGAACTGCAGGACGTTTACCCCGCGCAGACGCTGACCGATCAGACGCGCGAGGCGGCACTGCTGATCGCCCATGGCATCGCCTCGGAGGCGGGCGGCCAGTTGAGCAAGAATGATCTCGACCGCGCGGTGCGCCTGGCCATTGGCGGCAGCATCGTGGAGTACAACGGTAGAAAGGTGCCACTGCCTGGGGGCGTAAGCGAGGATACGTTCAACCAGCGGCTGCGCTCGGTCAGTGCCGACGAGCTGCGCAAGCAGGCGCCGGAAGGCAAGGTCATCGCCGGCGGCGTGGCAGTGCCGGTGGAGGAGTTCGTCAAGACGCTGCCAGGCCAGCAATATCTCTATGCCGGGCCCGGCCGATACGCCGTGCTGGTCGGTGGCCGTCCTGTGCTGAACGCGCAGCGCAAACCCGTCATCATCGGAGTGCAGTGATATGGCACTGGGTGACCTCTACCAAGGCGATGTCGACTTGTCGCTGGCACAGATGGCGGCAGCCCCCATCGATCCGCCAAAGCCTGAGAGTCGCAATTGGTTTCGCGCGGCTTACGATTCGTTGCGCGGCCACGTCGGCGCGAAGACCGCTGCGTCCGTGCTCGAGCTGGGCGCTGCAATCGGGCCCGGCATGGTCGCGGATCTGGACAATTCGGCGCTTGACCAAGCCAAGAAGCCACTGAGCTTTCGCCAAAACGAGCAGAGCAAGCCGTTTCGGGACTTCGAGAAAACGCTGCGGCCCGATCCGCTGACGTCCAGCAAAGCGGAACAGATCATCTACAACACGGTCGGGCCGCTGGCGTCTATCGCCAGTGGTATGGTGCTCGGCGGCCTTCCCGGTTTGGCCGCGGCGGCGGCCGAACAGGGGTTTTCTCAGTCGGAAGACTTGGCGCAGCAGGGGGTGGACCTCAAGACGCGCACGGCAATCGGCACACTCACCGCCGGTGTCAATACCGCCATGGGTGTCGTGCCGATGGCAGGCCCCACGCTGAAGGCGACGGCCGGGCTGTACCTGCTCAGCGGCCCGGGTGCGTTCATGGCGCAGCAACAGGCCACGCGCTCGATCTTGGAGCATGCCGATTATGGCGAACTGGCCAAGCAGTACGATCCGCTTGACCCGACGGGCTTGGCGATTTCGGCGTTGCTGCCCGCGCCGTTCGCCGCCCTGGGTGCCGCGCGCAACATCCGCGCCGGCAAAACAGCCGCGGCAACGGCCAAAACCGCCCCGCCACAAGGCGATCGCGCCCCGGTCAATGCCGACACCCCTGCGCCGGAGAAAACGCCGCCTGTAGCCCCGCCTGAGCTGGTAGACGCGGCGATGACGCACAACCTGACGTTGCAGGCCGACGCCGCCGTCGCCGCGACTGCGTTGCCCAGCGCAGGTGCGGCGCGCGTACCACGGTCGCCCGATCTGACTTCGACGCAGCGCGCTATAGAAACGCGCTTGGCCGAAAAAGTCGGCGGCAACTTTGACCAAGCCGCGAAAGAGTACGCCGCGTTGCCGGAATCCCGCGGCGGCAAGGTGCTCAACACCGACATTGCGCGCGAGTTGTCGCCGGACTACTTGGCCGATCGCACGCAGTCTGCGGCCGTGCATGAGCCGGCCAGCTGGTTCATGAAACAGCTGTATGCGCAAAAGCTGGCCGAGCCACCCAAGCCGGGTGAGGCGCCGCTGGTGTTTTTCACGGCGGGCGGCACGGGCGCGGGCAAGACGACCGCCATCAGTTCGATTGATAGTGTCAAGGGTATAAGCGATAAAGCGCAAATAATCTACGACACGAACATGAATACTTACGACAGTGCACGCGCAAAGGTCGATCAGGCGCTGGCGGCCGGCAAAGACGTGCGCATTGCCTTGGTCGTGCGCGACCCGGTAGATGCTTTGGTTAATGGCGCGCTGCCGCGAGCCATGCGTCAAGAGCAGCAGTTCGGGTCCGGACGCACCGTGCCGTTGGGTGACCACGCGGATACGCATGCCGGTGCGTTGCTGACGGTCCAGCGCTTGGCGCAAGAGTTTGCGGGCGACCCGCGGGTAAGAGTATTTGCGATCGACAACAACTTCGGCAAAGGCCATGCCCGCGTAGTTGATCTGGATAAGGTGAAACCCTATACTGTGGATGTCGAAGCGTTGCAAGCGGCGCTCGCCAAGGAGTACGCCAGTGGCCGCATCTCAAAAGCTGTCTACGAAGGTTTCAGTGCCCGGCAGAACGCCCGAGCAGCAAGCGCTGATCGAGGAATTCGACCGCAAGATCGGCCAGGAGCTGGTGGACAACCTCAACCGGCACGCAGCGAGGGCGCGGGAGCAGGCGCAGATGCCGCCCCAGCCGCCTCAGGTCAAGTAGCTCAGCAACCCGCGGGCGCATCTGCGCCCCCGCTCGATCCTCACGTCCAGTCCGTCATCGATCGCGTGCGCGCGGTCGAGCTCGAGCGCCCCGATCTCCCCGTCGCAGAAGGTCAGACGGCTGCGCAGTTCCTTGCCGACGTGCGCCGCGAGGCGCTGGAGGGCACCGACACCGAGCTGGGCGCCGCCGACGCGCAGTTACTCAAGGTCGCCGCAGATTGCGCGCTGGCTATGGGGACGGTATGAGGCTGACGACGATGAGAAACAGCACCGCGCCAGCTACCAGCATGATGACGATGCCGCGTGCCCAGTCGCGCCAGTACCGGCGTGCAAGCTTCCAACTGCCCGTTGCCGCCAGCCCAGCCAGTAGCGGAACGCACAGCATGATGCCCAGGGCACCCAGGAACCAAAGGAGCTGATCCGTGGTCATGAAGGCGGAATGTATCTCAGCCGTGCGCGCCGCGGCAAGTGGCCGGCCGATCAGCGACGCCAAGCTGCAAGCCATGGAAGACGCCATCAGCGCGCAAATGCGCGAACTGGCGCGGCAGGATCGCGCGCGCTGGCAGGGCTTGTCGCGTGACCAGCGCGTTGCCGAAGCCACGGCAAAGGCGATGGAGAAATTGCAGGCCGACGCCGCGCTGAAGGAATACCGCGCGGGATTGCAGGTGCTTCGAGCCGCAGAAACCGAGGCGCGCGTGGCGCAACTCACGCAGCTGACGGGCGCCAACCGCTCGCATGGCTTGGTGCAAGACATCGAAAACACGCACGACTATGTGCATGCCGTGCGCAACGAGAGCATCGCCGACTTGCGTGACTTCATGGATGCGGCCGAATCCAAAGACGGCACCGGCGTGCTGCGTAACCTGGCGATGCGCGTGTTCGACTTGGACAACCCGCAGATGACGGCCGACATCGTGCGCGAGATATTCCGCAACGCGGATGGTTTCACGGGAAACAAGGCGGCGCAGAAGGCGGCGCAGGCGTGGCTGGATACCATCGAGCGGATGCGCCAGCGATTCAATGCGGCGGGCGGCAGCATCGGGAAGCTCGGCTATGGTTATCTGTCTCAAGCGCATGATGTCGTGCGCATCCGGGAGATAGGCGCACAAGTATGGGCCGAAAGGGTGTTGCCGCTGCTGGATCGGGAGCAGTATGTGCGGCCAGACGGCTTGCTGATGAATGATGCCGAGCTGCGCGATATGCTCATTGCGGCGCACGAAACCATCGTCACCGGCGGCGCGAACAAAACCGAGGCGGGCCAGTTCAAGGGTGCAGGTGCGCGCGCCAACCGCGGCAGCGATCATCGCGTGATTCACTTTCGCGACGGCGATGCGTGGATGGAATACATGCGCGATTTTGGCGAGGGCTCGCTGTACGACGCGATGCTGGGCCACATCGGCCATATGGCGCGCGACATCGGGCTGGTCGAGCGCTACGGCCCGAACCCGGAACAGACGTTTCGCGTGCAGAACGACATTGCCCAGCGCGCTGATGGCCAAGGCACGGCGGCCAACCGCGTCGCGGGCAACACGCCGCAAGCGTACTGGGACATTGTGAACGGCAAGACCGGCTTGCCGGAAAACCGCATCATCGCGCGCATAGGCCAAGACCTGCGCAACGTTCAGACAGCGGCCAAGCTCGGCGGCGCGGTGCTCTCCAGCACGACCGACGTAGCAACCGTCGCCGCGGCGTTGCACTACAACCGGCTGTCGTATTTCGCCATGCTGCAAAACCTGGGGCGGCGCCTCAAGCCCGGCAGCGAAGAGCGCGATTTCCTGATGGCGCATGCCATCATCGGCGAATCGCTGGCCGGCACGCTCAACCGTTGGACGGGCGACAACATGACGCACAGCCTGACGGGGCGCACGGCCGCTAGCGTGATGAAGCTGCAGTTCCTAAATGCGTGGTCGGATGGGTTGCGGCAGGCGTTTGCCGCCACCATGATGCAGGGCTTCACCAAGAAGCTGGGTAAGGCTTGGGGCCAATTGGATGAATGGGATCGCTATCTGATGCAGCGCAAGGGCATCGGCGAAGATGATTGGGCCATCATCACCCAGGCCAAGCCGACCGAGCGCAATGGCAACCTGTACTTGACGCGCGACGCAGTGGCTGGCGTGGATGCGCCTGGCGCGCAGCAGGCGGCCAGCAAGTGGCTTGCCTTTGTCAATGACGAATCGCAGTTCGCGGTGATCAACCCGGACATGGCCACGCGCGCGATCGTCACGGCCGGCGGCATGCCCGCAGGCACGATCAGGGGTGAAGCGGCGCGGTGCTTCTGGCAGTTCAAGAGCTTCCCGCTGGCAATGCTGACGCGGCATTGGCGGCGCGTGTTCGAGACGCCGCAAGGCTTGGAGGGCGCGCCGCTGGGCTATGGTGCGCAATCAAAGCTGGGCGCGCGCGTCAATCAGGTGGCCGTGCTGGCCGGCCTCAACGTGACGCTGATGATGATCGGCGCGCTGGTGATGCAGAACAAGGCGCTGGTGCAGGGCAAGGACCCCTACGACATGACGATGGGCCGGTTCTGGATGCGCGCGATGGCGCAAGGAGGGGGTGCTGGCTACGTCGGCGATCTGCTGTTCAAAGACCCGACCGAGGTAAGCGGCAGCAACATCGAGCAGGGCGTGGGCAGCGTGGCCGGTCCGGTGGCGGGCGCAGTAGCCGGGCTGGTGGGTGACTTGGGCGTGGTCAATGCGTGGCAGGCCGCCAAGGGCAAGGACACGAAGATCGCCGCCGAGTCGCTGCGCTGGGCCAACTCGCAGTTGCCCTACGTTGGCTTGTGGCAAACACGCGCGGCGTGGGAGCACTGGTTTTTGCACAACGCTCAGGAGGCGGTCAATCCGGGCTACTTGCAGCGCATGCAGCGCAAGGCAATGAAGGATTGGGGGCAGGCGTATTACTGGGCACCGGGTCAAGCGTTACCGGATCGCGCGCCAGATTGGGCGCATGCTGTGGGAGAGTGAGATGCGGCAGGATCAATTCGAGCGGTTGCAAGCCTTGCAGGCAACCCTGACGGACGTGTTCATCAGTGAGGCCGACCCAAGCAATTGGCCGGGCGCTGGCATCGACCTGGCCAACCTAGACAAGCAAAGCCGCGGCGACCGTTACTGGTGCAAAAAGAACGCGGTGGCCACGATTGCGCTGATGCAACGCATCGAATCGCTGACTGGCTGTATTCAACGCTGGGGCAGCGGCACGACGCAACCAGACGGCGATATGAGTCTGGCGGACAGCGACATAGACAAGCAGATTGATCGCTACGAAACCGAGGCGGCGGCGATCTTGGAGCGTGTAGCCAACGACACGCGCAAGACCTACACCGACCGGCACGTACATGGCCGAAAGGCGCGCTAGCTTCCTTGCGTTTTTTCTGGCGTGGGCCGACGTGATGCGCTGGAAGGTGCCTGCGCTGCATGTGCGCATCTGCCACTGGCTGGATAGTTGCGACGATCCGATACGGGTGCTGATGGTGTTTCGCGGCGCAGCGAAATCCACGCTGTACGCCATCTACAAAGCCTACTGCCTGTGGAAAAACCCGCAGTGGCGCTCTCTGGTATACGCGGCGGACGACAAGCTGGCAACGAAGCTGACGCGCGACACGCTCAATGTGCTGCGGCGCCATCCGTGGTGCGTCGGCATGATCAATGGCAAGCCCGGCGCACAGTCGTTCTGGGTAGCAGGTGCCGCAGATGCGCGCAATCCGAGCATGGAGGCTGTGGGCGTGAACAGCAACGCCACTGGCGCACGCGCCGATGACATCGACTTTGACGACATCGAGGTGCCGAAGAACATCAAGAGCGCCGACATGCGCGAGAACCTGCGCCTGAAGATCGAAGAATCCACGCACATCATCGTGCCGGGCGGCAAGAAGACGTACATCGGCACGCCGCACACGCACGAGTCCATTTACAGCGAGCTGGCCGAAGGGGGCGCGACGATGCTGAAAATCCCGCTGTTTGAGCACCACGTCCGCTACACCGAAACCAGCGCGCGCACGCGGTTCGCGATTCCGTTCGATGCAGCTGCGGACGGATACTACGTGCTCGCTGGCATCGGCAAGTTCGCGCGCATGCTGGCGGTGGGCACGGACTGCGTGATTCGCAATGGCGAACTGATCTTTGCCGCCCCGCCCGGCGTGGTGATCGACGTGTACGCCAAGTGCGCGTGGCCCGAGCGGTTCACGCGCAAAGAAATTGAGCGGCGCCGCAAGGACACCCGCACGCTCAACGGCTGGGATTCGCAATATCAGTTGGAGGCCAAGCCCGTCACGGAATCGCGCCTTGACCCGGACCGGATGATGCTCTACTCCGTCGAGCCTACGCTGACGCACGCCAACCGTCAGCCGGTGCTCATGCTGGGCAAGGTGCGGCTCGTCGGCGTCAAGGCGCGCTGGGACTGTTCGCTAGGCAAGGTGACGAGCGACGCATCGGCGCTGTCGATCGTGTTCACGGATGACGCGGGCAGGCTGTACTGGCATCGAGCCGTCGCACTGACGGGCGAGCTCGAAGAACTCGACAGCCGCGGGCGTTTGATCGGCGGCCAAGTGCGGCAGCTACTGGACATTCTCAAGCCGCTGCAGGTGCCTTCCGTAACGATCGAAACCAACGGGCCCGGCGGCTTTGTGCCAGCCATCGCGCGTAAACACGCCAAGCCGCACGGCATCGCGGTGGTCGAAGATTTTGAGACGGCCAACAAGAACGAGCGCATTCTCGATGCGTTCGAGGCACCGCTGTCGGCGCGCTTTCTGTGGGCGCACACCAGTGTGTATGACACCGTGGAAGCGCAGATGCGCGACTTCAATCCGGCCTTGAAGAACCAGCCGGATGACTACTTGGATTCGGCTGCGGGTGCAATCTCCGCGACGCCGGTGCGCATTGGCAAGATTTTCAGGAACCTGACTGCCGAGCAGCCCAAGAATTGGGTGCCGCACGGTGGTGAGCACGACATCGCTATTGAGATGTGACGTCGCGCGCGCTGAGCGGCCCTTGCAACACGCATAAAGGCCGCGTTCATGAGCGTCGTACCGCAAATACCGTTGACTACTGCCGTCGCGCCCGGAGGCGTGGCGACGTTCACCTTCAACTTTTACTTGGCGTCGGCGGCGGACCATCGGCTCAAAATCAATGGTGTGCTCAAGACGCTGGGTGTGGACTACACCATCAGTGGCGTGGGCAATCAAAATGGCGGCAGCATCACGATCACGCCCGCCCCGAACAGTGGCGACATCGTCACGCAGTACCGCGCTACCGCCATTAAGCGAGACACGGACTATCAGACGGGCGGGGACTTCAACGCCGATGTGGTGGACTTGGACTTTGACCGCATCTGGCTGGCGCTGCAGGAAATCGTGGCGACGGCCGCGCCCAGCAATGCGCTGCGCGGCCCGATTGGCGAGTCGATTGACGAGCTGCCTGCTGCCAGCGTGCGCAAGGGCTACACGCTGGCGTTCGACTCAAGCACTGGTCAGCCCATGCTCACGATCCCGACCAGTGGCTCGGCTGCGCAGCTGACGGCGGATTTGGCTAACTCTGCCACGAATAAGGGCAGTGATCTCGTGTGGACAAGTCAGCTTTACACGGGTGCCATCGGCCGAAAGCTGCGCGACAAGCTGCGCGAGATTCCCTCTGTGCTGGATTTCAACGCCAAGGGCGATGGCGTGACCGACGACGCCGCAGCCTTTACCTTCGCCGGTTCGATTGCGTCAAGCCCCACTGTATTCGTTCCGGCCGGAAACTATCGTCTTGCCAGCAGTCCGGCGCCGACCGGAACGGTCACCTGGATCATTGCTCCGGGCGTCACGTTTACCGGCGCTGGCGTGTTGGGCGGCCGGCAGTCCTTGCTCGGCAGCCGCAGCGTCACTTTGGCGAGTGCGGCAACTGTGGCCGTGGGCGCAGCGCTGGCCGATACGGTGTTTATCTCGGGCACCAACACCATTTCCGGATTCGATTCGGTACCCGCCGATCTAGTCAAGCGCGTGGTATTCCAGGGCAGCCTGATACTGACGCACAACGGCGTATCGTTCATTTTGCCGGGGGCGAGCAACATCGCCACGCAGCCGGGGGATTCAGCAACGTTTGTTTCACTCGGTTTGGGCAACTGGCAATGCGTCGCGTACATGTCAGCAAATCAGGCCCCGCACAACCATATCTGCCGCGTCTACCGCAACGCTGCATTTACGACCAGCTCAGGGAGCTACGCGAAGATTCCCTTCGATAGCACGACGTATGACACTAACTTGTTGTTCAACGTAGCGAACAATCGCATCATCCCTAAGATTGCCGGGTACTATAGGGTAACTCTGCGGGCGAGTGTGCAGGCCACTGCCGCCAATCAGTTGTTCAGCTTGTCGATCTACAAAAACGGCGCGGAAGATTCACGCGGCAGTCAGACGCAATCGAACACAGCCGTAGCAATCGGCTTGGTCGCGGACGGCGTGGTGTTCTGCAACGGCACAACGGACTATATTGAAGGTTTTGTATTTGCCAGCGCCGCGCTGAGCATCGAAACCGGCCCGACGCTCTGCTACTTGACTTTACAGGGGCCGTTGAATTGATAGTGCGCGGCCTCATCCTCGGCGTGCTATGCACGCTTGCCGGCATCGCGAGCATGCCGCTTGCGCCGCTGGTGGCGCTATTTATTCGCTGGGATACGCAACCGACGCCCGGCAGCTATGGCGAGTGGCCCACCGTGCGCGGGGACTTGCCGCGGTGGCTGCGCTGTTTTCAGACGCCGGACGAGCGCTTCCCGGGCGGCCTGTACGAGCCTGCCGTGCGGCATGTGCTGGACTTCGCGGGCCGCTACTGGTGCAGTGTGTACTGGATGACGCGCAACGCGCTGATGGGGCTGCCGCATGTGTTTGCGGTGCCGGTGGCCGAGGCGTGGGACGGTGATGCCGACCCGCCGCTGCCAGAGGGCTACACGCGCTACGACTGGAAAGGCCGTTGGCTCAAGGGTGGTTATGGCTGGAAGACGGCGCGCACTGCGCCGCGAATGCCGGGTGTGCCGGGGCGCATCGTGGCCATTCCGTTTTGGACCGTGAGGCTCGCCTCGCAAGACTGACGATACGATCTTTGGGGAGTATGTATGACCGAGCCGAACAGCACCGCCATCGGCGTGCCGGTATTCGCGGGCGCGTTTTTCGCGTACGTGGGCGTTGATTATTACGTGGTCATCTTTGCGGGCTTGGGCGCGATCGCCGCCGCGCTCACCGCAAACATGCTGCGCAAAGACGGCGATGCGCCGGTGCCCAGCGCCTGGCGCGCGGCATCCTACGCCATCGGGAGTTTTTTGCTGGGCGCCGTCGCCGGGGAGGCCATGCACAGCTACGGACACGGCTATCAAGACCTCTCGAAATTCGTTGCAGCGGCGTTCGCGTTTGCGGGGCCGCCGCTATTCCAGAAACTTCTGACGCCCTTGTCTGACGCTCTTACAAGCTGGATTAAGCGCGTCTTTGGAGGTTGACATGTGGCTGCAATCATGGGCCGCGCTCGGCGCGGTGATCTTCGGCAGCGTCGCGCTCGTACAGGCATTCCGCCGCGCATGGGCGCTCACTGTCCACCACAAGTTCGGCTGGATCATCCATTACGGCCTGGTGATGGTCTGGGCGCTCCTCACGGCAGCCAGCGGCTACGAGCAGCTCAAGGCGTTCGCCGGGTACCATGAAGCGGTGCCGACCACGCTGGACTGGTGGGAGACGCTGGGCCTCGCCGCGTACTGCCTGAGTACCTACATGCGCCGGCACGACTGGACTGACGGCGTGCCGCAATCCATGAGCCGGCCCAGCCCAGACACAGCCGCTCACCTGCATAAGCTGGAAGCCGGCGCTAAAAAAAACGCTGGGAGCCAGTGACGTGAAATATTGGACAAACACGCAAAATAGCCCCGCCCAAGCACGATCAAATGCGTGGTGGTACGTAGCGCTTGCCTTGGTGGCGCTCGCCTGCTGTGCGCCCGATGCGCAGGCTGCGGGGCGCGTGTTCGAGGAACCGCGCGGGGTCTGGAACCGCGAGGTGACGCAAAACAACATTCAAGACACGATCTGCGTGCCGGGGTGGACGAAAACCGTTCGGCCGCCGGTGAGTTATACCAATGCCGTGAAGCGGCTGCTGTGGGTGGACGAAGCTTCTGCGCGCGAATGCGTGGTCAAAACACACGCCGGATATGACGCCAGCGACGATGCCGCCGCGTGGACACAGGCGGTCAACGACTGCGCCGGGCAGCTGCACGCCACAAAGGCCGAACTGTCCGACGAAGATGCCGAGCATCTGGCGCAGTACGAGCTGGATCACAAATTTCCGCTGACGGGGGGCGGCCATCCTTACGACATCCGCAACCTGTGGCTGCAGCCGTGGAGTTGCAAGAAGCAAGAAACCGCTGCGCCGGATTTTGAGTGCGTGGGCAACGAAAGCGAGGCCGCAGAAGTCAAGGACAAAGTGGAGGTCAAGCTCAATCGCGCGATTTGCGTGGATGGCCGTCCGCTGCGCAGCGCCCAGCGCGAGTTTGCCAAGGGCTGGAAGCAGTTCGGGGCGCAGCAGTGACGCCGGAGCAGCTGCAAAAGGCCACGGGCTGCAGCGCCACGCAAGCGGCGGTGTTTGCGGGCCCGCTGACCGAGGCCATGCTGAACTGGGGCATCCGGACTCCTGAACAGCAGGCCGCGTTTGTGGCGCAGGTAGCGCACGAATCCGGCCGGTTTGTGTTCCTGACAGAGATTTGGGGGCCGACACCCGCGCAGTCGCGCTATGACCTGCGGGCCGATCTCGGCAACACGCTACCGCAAGCCATCGCATGCGCTCAGGCGGCGGGCGACCGCACCGGGCATTTCTATCGGGGCCGGGGGCTGATCCAGTTGACCGGATACAGCAACTATCGGGCCTACAGCCTGGCGAAATTTGGCGATGACCGGCTGGTGCACGACCCGGCGCCGCTTGCGCAGCCGGAACTGGCCGCAGACTCCGCCGGCTGGTTTTGGAACACCCGCGGCTGCAACGACTTGGTGGACGACTATGAAGCGTTGACGCGCCGCATCAATGGCGGGCTGAACGGCTATGAGGAGCGGCTTGCGCTGTTCAGGCGGGCGCAGCAAGTGTTTGAGGTGCCGGACAATGTGGCTTGACCTGCTGAAACCCTACCTCGGCTGGTTGCGCGTCATCGCCGTCGCCGCAGCGGTAGGGGCATTCCTGTACGGCTGGCATAAGGCGGCCGAGCACTATCGCAAGCAAGGCCGCGCCGAAGTGCAGGCGCAGTTCGACGCTTATCGCCAGCAGGTCACTGACAACGCGCTGAAGGTGGCTGCGTTGACCGAGCGCAGCGCGCAGGCCATGCAACGCGCATTCAGCGCACTGGAGAACGACCGTGAAACAGTCCGCTTGGATTTGCAGCGCGCCCGCGCTGATGTGGCTCGCCAGCTGCGCGAGCGCCCCGCCGTCGCCGCCCGTTGTGCTCAAGCCCCCGGTGATCCCGGCCCTCGGATTGAGGGCACCGGATACCTCGTTTCTGAGCGAGATGCAGAGCATCTTGTCGCGCTCGCCGAAGCTGCAGATCAAGTCCGAGCCGACCTCGCCACCTGCATCGCCAAGTACGACGCGGTGAAACAACAGACCGACGCGCTCCTTGAACGGTGGGGTGACGCACCTTAGCCGGCTGTGGCGGCCTCAATTACGCTTCTGCCTTTACAGGGGTTGAACAGCTCACAGTTCTACGCCGATGTTTGCCAGGCGGCCTGCTTCACGCTTTAACGCCTTCATCACATCAGCATCGGTTTTGTTGGCCAAGAGCGCTTTAGCTCTAGCTATGAGATGAATCTTGGATTCACGCCCTATTGATCTGGCAACACGACTTCCAGTCTCGATGTTGGTCACAACATGGCCAACCCCATAAAAATCTTTGTGCAAAGCAAATGTGGCGCAATGGATGTGCGGCGCAATGTCGTGCAAAAGCTCAGCCTCGACCGAAAGCCAGGTAAAAAGACCGCAGTAAATGTAGTTGATACAAATGCAGATTTTCATTATTGCCTTTGACTCGTGATGGTGTAGCTGACGTACCCTGCGCGGCCATACGACTGCGCGGTGAACGTCAGGCTATAGTCGCCGGCCGGTAGCGCCACGGCAGGGCAGCGCAGATACCAGTAGGCACCCGGCCTCGCGGCAATCAGCGTGAAGCCTGCCTTGCATTGACCCAGTACATTCCCGTTGCTGTCCACCAGATCAGCATTACTGAACGAGGTGTTCTGCTCTGTGACGAGGCAGGTGTAGCGGCAACCCGGCCCGGTGCGCCGATAAGCGATCACCTCGGCCTCAATATTCAGGCTGACCACAGACGGGGCCGTGACGCTGAACATCACGGTATCGGTCTCGTTGCCGATGTAGCCGACGTAATTCTTCACCGCGACCGTGTTGCCTAGCTGATAGGCGATGGTGCCCGCCTGCGCAAGTGAGCACAGCAGGGAGAGAGTGAGAGCGAAAAAAGTTCTCATGATGTTGTCCTTTCAGTTTGTGGGCCCGGATTGTCCACAATCGCAAGCTGTTCGGCCCTCGGCCCTTCTGGCGCAAACAGCTGTCCTTGCGCATAGGCTTGCTTGATGCGTTTCGCCGCGATCTCGCGCAACCTCGATATGCAACGCGATCGCGACGACGATCTTTGCCGCGCAGGCGTCCACCGCCTTAGCCTGACCGGACTCGCGCAACCTAAACACCATGCGGTAAGCAGCCTCAACATCCGTGCTCATTGCTTCCAGCGCCGCGCGCTTCTTCGTGCTGTGTCCTTGTGTGCCACGAGGCGACGTGTCTTGGCGCATAGCTCCCGGCGCCACGCCTCAGACACCACTTCGCCGCGCGCCTGCGCCCCCAGCAGGCGCATCGCTTCGTACTTGATGTCGTCGTCGCAATCAAACGCCGACAAGATGATCCACTTCGCCATCGCCTCTAGCCGCCGCAAGTCCTCAGCGGTCAGCACATGCCAGCGGCGCACGCATGCGGCAAGTGCCATCATGATCCTGCCTCGCGCCTCGTCGCTACAGCCGTCGTTCATCGCGACGACCAGATGCGCCATCCAGCGCGGCATCAGATCGGGCGGGCACAGGTCGGCGTCGCCCTCCATCTCGCACTCGGGCGCCAGTGCCGAGAGCGCGCAGAGCATCGGCGGCTTGCCGTCGCCCTGCGGGCTGCTCCAGCCACCGGCCAGCAGCCGCCCCTCGGCGATCACGCGCTCAAGGTTGGCAACGCGTTCATTGTTGTTCATGCTCGGCCTCCTTGATCTCCGCTTCGATTGCGGACAAAGTTACGACGGCGATATAGTCCCAAGCTGCCTCCCAAGCTAAACGCCCCGCCCAATCCGCCGCCACCGCCAACGTCGCTTCCTCCCCCTTCTTCTTCGCACGAGCCGCTGATCTTGCCGAACCAGCAGCCGCTCTGGCGGTCGCCTCTGGCGCCCAATCTTTCGTCAGAACCGCCGCGTGCGCCGCCCACGCCGCAGCCTTCATTGCCTCCGTTCTAGAAACTCGGGTAGCGGAGGCGGCCGCCAGAGACACCGCCCTTCGCTCACCGGGCGTCGGCTCGTCACCTGCTAGCTCGCGCCGCAGCAGTGCGAGTGCTGACGCGACGACGCCGGCTATGTCGTGCGGCAGCACTACTTCGAGTGCAGCAATGCATGCGCGTATTTCGCAGCGCCGCCACGCCGCCGCGTTGAGTGCATGCCAACGGCCGGCGAGATAGGCGTAGCACTGGACGAACGCGGGCCAGTACGTAAGCGACGTATGGTCATCGAAAGACGGTGTGAGCTGAGCAAGCCACTGCGGCATTACATTAGCGGGGCATGCCGATGGATCGGCCGCCTCTCCTACCTCCGGCGCCAACGCCGCAAGCAAGTGCACGCGCTCTTGGCCGTCGCCGTCGATCGCCCTCAATTTTTGCCGGCGCAGGCGCCCCTCGGCCGCGAAGGTAAGCAGCCGCGCCACGCGATCAGCGTTGTTCATTGAGCATCTCCTTGATTGCGATGCGCCTGTCTGGCAAACATCGGCACGAACAGATCGCACGTCCACGCCTGCCCATAAGGGGTGGGGGTGCCTTGCACAAAACTGAGCATCTGATCGCTCGGCGCTCGCATCGAGCCGGGCGTCCATCGTGCGCACTGCTGGCACAGGTCGCACTCGGGCGCGCCGACGCAGCGGCTGATGTCGGCGGGGGTCACACTGCGCCCCCTTGAGCCGCTGCGGGTACTACAGACGTTCTGCGAGCTGCGCGGCGGTGGGGTTGACGTACACCAGCGCAAACTTGGGGTCGCGCCAGCCGAACACGCTGCAAAACTCCGGGAAGCTGAGCTTGCCCGGCTGGCCGACGCTGCGGCCGATGCGCGTGGCCGCGGTGTGCCGCGCGTCGTGGAATGTGCAGTCGAGCAGGCCGGCACGGAGGCGGGCCTTGCGAAACAGCGCATCGCGCGTCTGTGCGCTCACTGGCAGCGGTTTGTCCAAGCCGCGCAACCGCTCGATCAGTCGCCGTGCCCGCCGCGACAGCGGCACATCGCGGGCCGTGCCGTTCTTGGTTTCGGGCAGCGTCACCCACGCGCCCTGCACGGCCGGCCAGGTTAGCCCCAGCAGTTCCCCGGCGCGCATGCCGGTGTGCAGCGACAGCAAGAACGCATAGGCCACCACCTGCTGCATGCTGAGGGGCGGCTGGCCGGGCCGGTAGCCGAGCTGCCGCAGGATGGCCCGGATCTCGCGCCAGGTGAACACGCGGGTGCGGTGTTTGGGCTGCGCAGGCCTGCGCAGGTTCTCGAGCGGGTTGTGCGTGAGCCAGCCCCAGTCGCGGCAGTGCCTGAATAGACTGGACAGTAGCGACAGCTCGCGCAGCACGGTGCCGTCGGTGACCTGGGTGCGCCGCCGTGCCTGCCAGTCCGACAGGATGCGCGAATCGAGCCTGCCCAACGGCAGCGCCAGCGGCAGCTCGTGCGTGCGCAGGAAGGCCGCGATGCGCACCTGCTCCCAGCGCGCGCCCTTGTGCTCGGGCGAAACCTCCCGCGCATAGCGCTCTAGCGCCTCCCTGAGCGTGCGAAACTCGCTCGCCCGGCCCTCGGCCTCCTGCAGCAGTTCCATGCGCCTGCGGTCGGCCCAGAGCTGCGCATCGGCCTTCCTGGCGAACACCTTGCTCTCGCGCTGCCCGCGAACATAGACGAGCGCTCGCCAGCCGTCGCGGTGCTTGATGATCGAGGGCATGCGTAAAACCGTGCGCAGCGGGTGAGTAATGACGCTGCGGATTGTGCGGTTTTGAGGAAGAATCAGGTCGTAGGAAAACCCCTGATTTACCTATGAAAAGCCGCGTTGCACGGAAAGACGCGGAAAGGCTGTGGTGCCGGAAATAGGAGTCGAACCTACGACCTTCGCATTACGAATGCGCTGCTCTACCAACTGAGCTATTCCGGCCCGCTATGCGTCGAATACATGATTTTAGCAAAGCCCGGCGCGGCGCCGCGAAGCGGTGCGCTCAACTTGCCTCGGGCGCCATGAAGCCGCCGCTGCGATAGGTCAGCACCAGCGTGTCGCGGCAGGCGGGCAGGCCGGCGCGGCGGATCGGCGTGGTCTCATGCACCACACGCCGGTCGTCCAGCAGCATCAGCGCGAGCGGTTCGGCGAGTGTCGTCTGCAGCAGCGGCCGGCGGTCAGCGTCGTAAATCGTGGTGGCGCCGCCTTCGACGCCTTCGCGGCGCACCAGCAGCAGCGCGACGAAATCCACGCCGTCGCGGTGCGCGCCTTCGGGCGTGGGCTTGCCGACCTCTGTGCTGGCGTCGATGCGGAACTGATGCGCCTCGATGAACCACTGCGGCTGCGGCGCAAGCGCGGCGAACAGCGCGCCGAGACGGGCGATCAGCGCCTGCGTCAGCGGCAGCTGCCACCACGCGCCGTCGATCGGCTCGAACCAGCGCAGGATGCCGCCGTGCAGCGCGTTGTAGGTGGTGGGCTGATAGTGCGGCCGGTGCGCGGCGCGTTGCAGGCGGTGCGCGGCGGTGTCGAAGGTGGCGCTCGCATGGCGGCGGAAGCGGTAACGCCCGCCGTCCTTCAGGTAGCGGTCGGGCGGCAGCGCATCCCAGTACGAGGCCCAAGCCTGCACCGTCGCGGCATCGACGGCCAGGGCCTCGCGCAGCGCGGCAGGCTCGACCAGCGCGAAGCCGTCACGCGACAGTGCCGCGCCCGCTTCGCGCAGGCCGGGCGCATCGAGGGCATTCGCGTCGCGCTGCATCGTCGGCACCGTTTCGTCGAGGCGTTGCGGCCAGCGCTTCAGGCCGCCGCGGCGTGATAGGCCGTGACGCGCTCGACCTCGTTCTTCGAGCCGAGGATCACGCTGACGCGCTCATGCAGCCTTTGCGGCGCGATGTCGAGGATGCGCTGTTGCCCGTTGGTCGCCGCGCCGCCCGCCTGCTCGACGATGAAACTCATCGGATTGGCCTCGTACATCAGCCGCAGCTTGCCGGGCTTGTCGGGTTCGCGCTTGTCCCAGGGGTACATGAAGATGCCGCCGCGCGACAGGATGCGGTGCACATCGGCCACCATGCTCGCGATCCAGCGCATGTTGAAGTCCTTGCCGCGCGGCCCCTCCTTGCCCTGCAGGCACTCGTCGATATAGCGCCTGACAGGCGGCGCCCAGTGGCGCATGTTGCTCATGTTGATCGCGAACTCCTTCGTGTCCTCCGGAATTCGCACCTGGTCGGCGGTGAGCACGAACGAGCCTTGCTCGCGGTCGAGCGTGAACATCGCCACGCCGTTGCCCACGGTGAGCACCAGCGTCGTTTGCGGGCCATAGACGCAATAACCTGCGGCCACCTGTTGCCGGCCGGGCTGCAGGAAGTCGATCTCCTCGACGCCGGCATCGTTGTCGAGCTTCTTCAGCACGCTGAAGATCGTGCCGATGCTGACGTTGACGTCGATGTTCGACGAGCCGTCCAGCGGATCGAACAGCAGCAGGTACTCGCCTTGCGGATAGCGGTTGGGCACGACATAGATGCCGTCCATCTCCTCGCTGGCCATTGCCGCGAGCGCGCCGCCCCATTCATTGGCCTCGATCAGCACCTCGTTGGCGATGATGTCGAGCTTCTTCTGCACCTCGCCCTGCACATTCTCGGTTTCTGCGCTGCCTAATACATCCCCCAGTGCACCCTTGTTCACGGATATCGATATGCGCTTGCAGGCGCGTGCTACCACCTCTATCAGCAGCCGCAGTTGCGGCGTGATGGTGCCGTGCTCGCGTTGCTGCTCCACCAGATACTGCGTCAGGCTGATGCGCTTGCCCATGCTCAAGCCTCCAGTGCGCGCTGCACGATCTCGCGCGTGTCGGCCGACA